TCCAAATTGAAATTCTTGAACAGACGTTCTCCGCCGCGCCACCGGCGGTGGGGCTTTCTCACGCGTCTGTAACCAGCATAGCAAAACGGGTAGAAATGTCTACCATCAAATTGGTAAAACCATACCAGTGGCGGAAAGATCAGCGAAATATATGTGAAAATGGAGGTATATCATGTCGGCAATTCAGGAAATCGCCCCGTATATTTCTGCATATCAGGGAAACATAAAGCGGGCGAAGGAAGATCAGCATTACACCATTGACAGACTTGTCGATGAATCCGGCGTTTCCAGATCGGCTGTGACGAAGCTCTGCGCAGGAACACAGCAAGACCCAAAACTATATAACTCTGCCGCACTATGCCGCGTTCTCGGGCTGTCGCTGGATGAACTGTTTGGGCTCGTCCAGCCCGCAGAAAGCTCGGAAGAACTGGCCGAGCAGATTCATCATGTCGAGATTGAAAACGCCAAGCTGGAGGCAACAGCAGCAGCGCAGAGCGCACAGATAAGGTCTACACATACAATGTGTTACGTTCTCGCCCTGTTTTGTATGCTGCTATCCTTTTCTCTGATTGCCTGCCTTGTGACGGATGCACAGATTCGGAGCGTAGGTCTCATTCGCGACGGAGATTTGTCCGTAGCTGCATGGGGTTGCATTGCCCTGATTGTAGGTTCAGCGCTGGCTTCGGCAATTACTTTCTATGCAATCCGAAAAGAACGTGGAGGGAAACATGGAGTGCATCAAGTGTAAAAAAGAAATCCCAGACGGCGCGCCCTACTGTTGCTGGTGCGGTAAAAAACAGGAAGCGCAGCGCAATCGGACGCGCGGAAACGGGCAGGGAAACGCATACCAGCGCGGCAAGACGTGGACTGCTCGGTGGACTGAAAAGACGTACCTTGACGAAAACGACAAGCTCCATCAAAAGATGAAGACAAAGGGAGGCTTTATGTCAAAGCGTGCCGCGCTCCAATATGCCGCCAACCCGCCGAAAGAAGAGCGGCGAAGCCCTACACTCAGAGCATACTACAAGACGTATCTGCGCGGAGATTACCTGTCCTTGTCGGCGAACCGGCAGGGTGCAGCGGAAAAAGCTTTCGAGCGCATGAAGGAGCTCGCCGACTGCGAAATTGACACGCTCACCATCTCACAGATACAGGATGCTATCGACCGCAATGCCAGCACCTATTACACGCGGAAGGATATGAAAACAGTCCTTTCACACTGCTATAACCTCGCGATTGCTGAAAAGCAGACCACTGTCAATCTCGCGGAATACATTAAGCTCCCGGAGCTGGACGAAAAATCGCCGGAGCCGTTTACCGACGCCGACGTCAAAAAACTATGGGAAGCGTATGCAAAAGATCATTTTGTCGGTTTTATCCTTACGATGATCTATACAGGCATGATGCCTGGTGAGCTTCTGAAGCTCAAGAAGGACATGATTGACTTTGAGAAAAACGAGATCGTCCGGGGCGGCATAAAGACAAAGAAGCGGAAGGAAACGCCTATGGTCTTCCCGGATTTCGTTGCGCCGGTGCTGCATGAACTATGCGAAGAAAGCAAGTCGCGCGTCGGAAATATCTGCTGCATAAACAAAGATAATTTTTACAAGAGATATTATGAGTGTTTAGAGCTTGCCGGAGTGCAAAAGCTGCCACCTTACTCATGCCGCCATACAACAGCTACAGCCCTCGCGATGAAAAACATCGACCCGTTTACGATCAAGGAAATCATGCGACACACGAAAATAACGACGACGCAGAGATATGTTCATCCAGATATGCGTGGGATGGTAGACGCGGTAAACCAGCTGCAAGGGGACGAGAAGGCGGGGGAGTCCCATGCCATAACCGGAAGTTTGTAACATACAATGTAGCATACGCATCATAACTTTATGTTATTCGGCATAACTCAGCGTGATTTTTGTAATTTCAAAACATCATAAAAAGCGGAGTATTTAAAACAAAAAAGTACCGATTTTAGCTTAAATTTTGCTAAAATCGGTACTTTGGCGCGGAAGGAGAGATTTGAACTCTCGCGCGCTTTTTAGACGCCTACTCCCTTAGCAGGGGAGGCAAACCCATTGAAATATCAAGGAAAAATCTGAGTTGTAGCATATAATGTAACATACAACGCAGCACGCTATATGCCTTTGATTTTCCGCATAACTGAATCATACACTTTCCGATTCACTAATGCAAGTGTATCCATAAGTTCGTCAATGACCGTCCAAGCCTTCGCCGGGTCTTTCCCGGCTACCGCAAGCAAAAACTCGCTGTCCCCGTACTCGCCCACGGTAGCCGGTTCTGCGGTCACAGGGGCGGGAGCGCCGGAATAGTAACCCACAAACTTATCTCTGGCATTCTCCGCTCCCTGCATCTTGTCGCGTATCACATATAGGTTCGCCAGTTTGGCATAATTGGGATAGCTGGATTCTTCATATTCCAGCCGTGCTATTTCCTTTCGGATTTCGGCCTCATCCAGCATGTCTGTCCCTCCTTATGCCCGCTCGATCTGCTCCATGCAGCGGCGGATCGCGTCACGGGTTTTATCGTCATCCGCGTCGCGCATCATATCGTCCAGCTGCGCGCGAATATGCTCGCGGGCATCAGCGCGGGTATAGCGGCCCATTGCGTCACGGCGGCGGCCACGGTAAGAGCTGCCCCGGCCGTAAGTACCGCGCATATCCGCCTCCCACTCGCTATCGCGGGAATAGCCGCCGTCTTCAGCCATCTCGATCTTGTAGGTATTCTTGATGGAGCTCGTCAGCTTCTGGATCGCGTCCAGATCTCCCGCAGACATTTCGCGCTTGGCGGCGATTTCGTCAAGCTCCTTGCAGAGCATTTCACGCAGGTTTCTCAAATCGTACATATTGCATCCTCCCTTCACGATACGCGCTCGACGATCATATTGCTATTTGCGAAACTGACCGCCTGCGCGCTGGTGTTCTTCGCCGCTACAGTCAGGCAGCAGCCGCGCGGGACTTCCACGAATGTGGGAACGAAGATGTTGAAATAGTTCTCAACAGCCGCAGGGGTTACGGTCGCTGTGGCGCTGCTCAGAGGTTCGCCGTTGATTGCGAGCGCAGCGGTAATGGCACCTACTGTTCCGCCTGTAGGGACGGCGATATTCGCGCCAAATGATACGCGGAACTTCGCCTTGCATTGCTGCGTAAGCCCGCGCAGCGTAACGAGCCCGCTGCCTTCGCGATGTACGATGCACGGCTTTCCACAAGCCGCCGTGGAGATCAGAGGGACGTTCTGCCCAGCGGTGACAGTTTGAATCCCGGATGATGTAAATTCAGCCATAAAATCATTCCTTTCATAAAAATACAGCGGCAGGGCTATTGCCCCGCCGCGTTGTTGTTAGTATCGGCACGGGGCCGACCATTTTCGTGAGGTCACGAAAAAGCTATGCTATGCAGTTGTCAGCAGCCACAACCCTGATTGCAGCCACAGCCGCCGTAACCGCTGCCTGCCCACGGGTTACAAGTAATGTAGGCAGGCGAAGGGCACGGACGCAGCTGCGAGATCAGATAGTTGTTCTGCGCGGCCTGAGATGCCGCCAGCTTCAGATTCTGATTCTCGGTCTGGAGGTCGGACAGCTTGCTTTGCGTCAGGAAGTCGAGGATGGCGCGGCTGTTCTGGTTGTTCGCGTCAATGATGTCGCGCGTGGCGTTCTGCACGGTGTTGCGCGTGTCGCACGCCTGCGTCGCCATGTCGTAGCGCACCTGGGCGATAGCTGCACGGTTTTCGCAGCAGCAATCTGCGGCCTGCATCTGCATGGCGTTGAGCTGCTGCATGAGAGCTGCCTGCTGGTTGCAGCGGGAAAGCTCGGCATTCTGGAAACCGCTGTTCATGTTCTGATTGACGCCCGCAAAGCCGTTCAGCAGCGTAGTGTTCATGGAGTAGAAGCCATCGCAGATGCCCTGCTGCGTAATGTCGCTTTTACGTTCGATCGTCGATGCTGCGCTGTCGATCTGGCGCTGAAGAGTGGCAAAATCGCTTGCAAGGACGTAATTGTCAGCAGCACCGCTGTTGCCGTTGTTTCCCCAGCCGTTGTTTCCCCAGCCGCAGAAAACAAACAGGAAAAGAATGATGATCCACCACGCGCCATCGCCACCGAAGCCGCCAAAGCCGCTGTTCATCATGCCGGTTGGCGCAACAGGCATAGTGGCCTGAACGCCGCCGTCAGAAAGAGACATAGTATCACTCCTTTGAAAAATTTTTATTCATCAAATCGTGGCCACGATGTTGATTTATGTTGATGATTACTGCATCAGGCTTTGAAACTGCTTCGCCATCTGCTGTAGCTGATTGAGCTGCTGCTGGTTTAGCCTACCACTCTGCAAGAGCTTTTCGACCTCGGCTTTGGGGTCTCCCTTGAAATTCGATTTGAACTGGTTAAACTGCTGCACCATCTGGGCAAAGTTTCCCATAGGGCCCTGCCCGCCGCCCAGCGCGGCCATAAACGGATTACTCATCGTCTTCGTCCTCCTCGGCCTTGCGTTTCTTTTTACCCTTTATTTCGCCCACAAGCGCCGCCAGCGCGTCAAACTCTTTGCGGGTGACAAATTCCACGCTCTTTCCCTGCGGAGCTGTACGGGGCGTTTCTGCGCGCTCTACAAGGTCGTAAATCTTGAGCGTCGGCTTCCCACTTGCATCCGCCTGCTTGAGATACACAGTCGGCGCGGTAGAATCCCACAGCGCCACAGCGGAGTTGGGCGCGATGAGATAACCCCTTGCCTCCTGCTCGCCGCTTACCCACTGCACGCCGCTCTGCGCGATGGGGTTCTGTTGCACTTGCTGCGACATAGGCTGCTGCATGGGCTGCATCTGTGGCTGCTGCATCTGCCGCATCTGCATGAGGTTATCCGGCATCGGCTGCGGATAATAGGGATTGAAATAGGGATATGCCATGTTCATTCCTCCGTTTCTTTTACCCAGTAATAAAGCGGGATTTCGCTCTCGCTATTCCAGCTGTCATAGATCGTCCCATCCTGCACGCACACTACATGCCCAGAGAGGGCGAGAATATACGTCCCGCGCGGGTGCTCATCGGCAAACCTGCCGACCGTATAGCAGTCCGGGCATGTGTTCGGCACAACGTTCCGGGTAAATCCCTGCTGCCGGAGGTACGCACCCCAGACACTGTTCGCACTCGGAAGATCGCCCAAGATTAGGCCTTGCAAGCACAGCCCGATATATGTTTCATCCCAGCTATTTCCCGTCGCCTTTGCGATTGCTCGAACGGTGCAGTCACCGACCTGCCGCCCGGTGGGATTTGGATTGAAATAAGAAAAGCCCATACCGAACACTCCTTTGATGTGTCCAGTATGGGCTTTTTTTCGATTCCTTGTGCCTCAGTTGTGCATCAGACCGGCATCACTTTTGTTCAGCTCGGGAGATTCCCGGACGCGGCCTTCATTCTGGCCATGATTTCCGGCAATCGCCGCTGCACGGTGGCCATGCCGAGATACAGTTCTGTCGCAACATCGACCTGCGGGAGCTTATCCACGAAATAGAGCTGCGCGATCTGCGCGTTCTCGCGGCCGAGATTTGCCTGATAGATCACGGTTTCCATGTCCTTCCGCGTCAGGCCGCCCAGCTCCGGCGGCAGCTTGGCGCGCGCCTGCGGTGCCATAGGCCCGCCCCCCTTACTTCATGGCTGCAGCCAGTTTTTTCAGTAGATCGTCGCCGTACTTATAATCGGAGAGATACTTGATGGTGTTGTCCGCGAGACCGGCCTTTGCCTTAATGGTCTTCTTGGCGTCCTCGACGGTCTTGTCAACCGTTTCGGTGTCGTAGTCGACCCACGGCAGTTTCCCGTGTTTCTGCCACTTGCGGCTGTTGTAGCCGCCTTTGAGGCCGGTGTTGCCAACACACGTGATCTGCACGCCGTCTTCCCAGATGGGCGTGCACTCAACGGCAAGACCGTCGCCGATGTACAGGCCCCAATGCCCGGGCATCCACAGGCCCTCGCCCGGCACGAGCTTATCCCAGCCGGTGGACGATACGTCCTTGCACTTGGCGATCATGCCGTCGGCAGAGACGTCCGGGACGACGTTTCCGGCATAGCGCGCGCCGCCGTGGTAAGCATTCTTGTTGCCGTTCCAGCCCCAGAGAATGCCCTTTGTCAGGTTCACGCAGTCAAAGCCGAAGTAGCCCTTTCCGATGAGGCCGCGGTATCTGGCCTGCTTCGCTGCAGTGTACCAGTCCGGATACTGTTTTGCTTTCTCGGCGATGATGCCCTCACTCACCGGAGAGCCGAAGCAGCCCCACATGTACACGGTCTTGTAGTTCTTCGCGACGTCGATGTGCTTTTTGACGAGTTCAGACGCTTTCATGACACTCATTTCTGTACATCCTCCTTCGTGCTGCCGCCCTCGATGGCGTCCTGCACCTTCTGGCTCTGCGTGCCGAAGTAGAAAGTGATGACCGTCAGGAAGATGGTCAGGAAGTCCTTGCCGGAGATATCGCCCCGCAGGGCGAGGACGGCGAAGATGATGGTCAGGCCAAGTGTAACGATGGATTTGACGCTCAGGAGATTCCCGAGCCGCTTGATGATGTTTTCCATATGTACCCCTTTCGTGGTTCCGGTTATTCGTCTTTGTCCTTTTTTGCGAAGACCCGCTTGAACGCGAGCAGAAGCAGCTCACCGCCGAATGCCGCGGCGGTGAACGTCAGCACGGCGGAAAGATCGATATCCAGTTGAAGCAGGACCGCAATTGTCTCGAGCAGCACCGCCCACACGAGCGTGAGGGTCAGCACGCGGATGCAGTAGAACACGATGGTCTTGGACATTTCGCCTTTTGTCCAGCGGAGTTTGAATCTCACAGCTTCACTTCCTTTCGCACTGCGCTTCCAGCTGATGTAGGAATTGCTTGACGTCCCCGTTTCCTCCCAGATCTACGTATTTTTTGCCCGCGATCAATCGCTCCGACATTGGCATTTCCTCTGACATGATCGTCAGGCGCAGGATAGACAGGTATTGCTCATCCTGGTGCTTCTGCATCTTGTCGAGCTTTTTGTCGATCTCGGCCAGATGGTCGCCCTGGGAGTCTGCCTGTGTTTTCTTCTTCTGCGCTGCGCCGACGATGGCCTGAATGACCGTCGTCAGCGCGGACGAGCCGAGGACGGCGCAGATAATCGTGATGGTTCCAGCATCCATGTTTTTTCCTCTTTTATGTATTTCCCAACGGTCAGTCGTTGGCCATTTTGATGTAAGTAACCGTGTCGTCAGAATAGCTGACGTTTGGTAGCGTATCGCCGCCGAGCTGGTTATAAAGCTCCGGGTAGTCCGTCTGCGAGAAGGCCGAGCCGTCGCAGGCGTTCCACGGGGCGGCCAGCTCCCGCACGGTGACGAGTAGATCGCCGATCTTGTATTGCGGCGTGGAGAGCTTGCCCAGCGCGTCGTTGATGGTCGGGTCGGCCGGAGCGTCGCCCGCCGTCCAGAGGAGGGCGGCAGTTTCGTCGGTCAGCAGATTCGCCTTGACAAGCGGTGTTCCCTCGGCCAGCGGTTCGTCTTCCAGCCGGAGCCAGACCTGACGCAGCGGATTCCCCGCCGCGTCATAGGCCCCGTAGCAGACCGCGCCGTTCGCCAGATCGTTCGTCCCTTTTCTGTCCCGCATGGCTCATTCCTCCACGGCCTTGATGTAGGCATGGCTGCGAACATCCGGCGTGATATTCGGGATGCGCTTGCTGTCGTAGGTATAGTCGTGGTAGACATTGCGCATGACGGTGGAAGTAGATTTGCAAGAGCCAATCAGGAAATTACCATTTCCGGCTAGAGAAGTAACTTCGTACCCAACATCCACGGAGATAAAGCCAGCGGCGATGTCGTCTGAAATCTGAATCGACGTACCACCTGCACCAGCAAAAAAGCCGTCGAACGCGATCAGATTTCCGACTAGATACTGATTTCCGGTTTTTGTCGTAAAGCTCGTTCCTGCATTCAACGAGTACAGAAGCTTACCAGTGACTGCAGCAACTATGGTGTTTTCATAAACAGCAATCGACCCACCGCCATTCACACCGACAGAAGTCATAGTTTCCCATGTTGTCTGGTCGTGCAATGTTCTGCAGCGATAGAGCGTAGACCCGTTGAAGAAGAAGAAGTATCCAGAGGCAGCATCATAGATAGCGTCTTGAATAGGCGAAGTGCCGCTATAGAGCTTTTCGTTCGTCCACCCTGTGGCAGGATTGGAGGAATGGTAAACGTGCGCATAGTTGTTATATTTATCTGTATAGACATAATAACTCGCGCCGTCATACAGAACATCGAAGTCTACGATATAAGTGTGGTCGCCGATTCCTTCACCAGATTCGCTCATTACAGACCACGAATTTGCAGGATTGGTCGCTGTCAAAAGTCGCACTTCGTAGCTGCTTCCGTATGTGCATAAGCATACGTATTTCAAATTGTAGTAGTGGATGGGACCGATTTGATGTACAGTCGACGGAACTGAACATTTTGCCCACGTTGTTCCGTTGCTGGACCGGTAAAGCTCTACTGTCAGGTCGTCCTTGATTCTGCTGCGGAACCAATACCCATTTGCGTAGGAAATGATATCGTCGGCATCGGAGCTGTCGCCCGCCGTTGTCGCCACAACTTGGGCTGTCCAATCCTCGCTCGTCGCTGCTGCTCTGAGGATGGGGTATAGCTCGGGGTACTGCGCCTGCGTGATGAACCGACCGTCGCAGGGGAGCCACGCGGAAGACGGTGCTTCACGGGACGTCAGCTCGATATCGCCGACGAGGTGCATGCCCTTCGATAGCTTTTCAAATGCCTGGTTGACAGTTGGGTCCTCCGGCTTGTTGCTGCCGGGCCAGAGCTTCGAAGCTGTGGCGTCCGAGAGAAGATTTGCCTTGCTGAGCGGCGTTCCCTCGACGGTCGGCGCGTCCTCGCGCCGGAGATATTCGTAATGGTCAAGCGTGCCGTCCGCGTTGTAGATGCCATAGCGGATGGCCCCGTTCGCCAGTACCTGTGTCGGTTGTCTATCTGTCATAGTAATCCTCCCGCGGTGCACTCCGCCGCGCCAGTGTAGCGAAACGCATTTATCACATTGTCGACCAGCGTCTCGCAGATGGTCAGGATGCGCTCGATATCGTTTGCGCCCGCATACGTCAGCAGTGCGATCTCCGGCACATCCGGGGCATTTGCGGGGTAGGCGAGCGCGGCGCGGACGTCGCTGATCTGGTCGTGGTATGCGCCCCCCTGTGCGGCTGTTATAACGTCCGTCATAGCCCAATCCGTCTTCGCCTGCCACGTGATATCCATGCCGCAGACGCCGGTCATGAGGTCGCGGAGGTAGTTCAGCGCCGTCCCGACGCGGTTGAGGTCAACGGCGTTGTATGCGCCCTTCATCCCCGCCAGCCACTCCGCCAGCTCCGCCGCCGTCATGCCCGCGTAGCCCTTCACGGCCAACTCGTGCACGCGTGCGACGTCCGCTGCCGTTCGGTCAGTGATGAGGGTGTCAATAATCGTACTCATAGAAGCTCCTTAACGCCCGTCGGCTTGTTATCAGAATGACCTTAAGGGCCATATCTACATAGTTAGAAGCAAAAGCCAAATGTCACACCGTAGTCAGTATCAGAACCACTAAATTGATAGAGAGAGCCGCTAGTGTTTATACACTTTACACTGCCTTTATGATTATTGTCCGTGCAGATTGAACGCAGCCACCAATAAGAATTTGTATTGTTATACTGCTTTATGCGACGACTGCTGGCACCTGTATAGTACTCGTACATGGTACCTTCGCCTGCTACCGAATTATAACCTATACCTAGCTCATCGTCACTTAATATAAATAGCTTATCTGCTGTAGAATCTAATTCCGACAAATACTCGCTGGCTCCAGTTAGTTTTGTAACTTCTCGAATCGCAGCCTGCACTTCAGCAGGCATCCTCTTCAAAATAGCCGGCAACGTACTGGTACGCATTGTCGACTTCTGCCATGTGTAAGTAACATTCGAGCTAAGCATTTTAGCTTTGGAATAGCAGGCATGAAGTTGGAACGTCAGCGGAGCCTTGCCCGAGCCGTCGGCGTAGTCATCGTGGTTCTTGCCGATGATGTCGATCTGGTATGCTTTATTGCTGATTGTCATCTCTTTGCTGTCACCGACAGCCCAAGCATCGGGAACACTGCCAGACTGACACGCAGCAATAATAGTCGACCAGTCGTTATTGCCAAAAACAGGGTCAATCAGGTTCAGCGTAGCTTCGACAGATCCAACAACTACATCGATAGATTTAGACATACTTCCCGATGCAGCTGTCACAGCCCACGTTCCAGTCTCACCAACTATCAACGTGCAGCTCCCGCTCGCATCTGCCGTCCCGGAAATCGTCTTGCTTCCCTTTGTAGCTGTAACTGTTGCGCCCGCGCTAGTCGTAACGACAATCTGTAATTGCGGAACAGTCATGGTGCCGGTGATGCGCTTACCACTCGCGTCGTGCGCAGTCTCGCCATGTGCAAGCTTTGCTGCCGTAACAGTATCCGCCGTCAGATCGAGCTTAACCACACCGTTGATCTCAACCTTGTTGACTGCCACGATTAAGCACCTACTTTCAGTGTCTGGCCTCCCTGAGCATTATCCGTATAGGTGACAGGAATTGCAGCAACCATCACAGAAGACAGATAATTGTAATCAGGACTGTCAGGTGTAACTTCCTGCTGTACGAATGTCGGGGTAACTGTCTTGGCCTGAGGCTTTACGCCTTCAGAACCAGACATAGTGCCTTCAACACCGAGCACTGTAATACCCTCACGGATGTTGGCTGGAATCAGCTTTGCAGCCTCATCAGCATCGATAGCAGCATCACCAGAACCGTCATGGAAGCCCATCGGAATAGGCACAGGAGTGTCCTTATTGGTGATTTTCAGGTGCTTTGCACCGTTATTGGGCATTGTACCAGTCAGCTTGGAACCTGCCACATATGCTGTCTTATCCTTCAGGATTTCTGCAGCAACGGCAGTTGCATCGCTGGTGTCAGCATCCTTCGTACTGGTACCAACGATAGGTGCGCCAGATTTGTCATGGGCCTTAATACCCTCAGCCAGCTTATCAGGAGTGATATCGTCCTGAGTAAGGTCGAGTTTAACTTCAGTACCAATGATAAACTTGTTTACATATTGATTAGCCATAATATTCATCCCCCATAATGAGTGTTGCACCCCCCGCATCGTTCGAGACGATATACTGGGGGATCTTCTTGACGGTTACATTGTCTTTCAGGAAGCGGTCCTTCGTTTCCAGCGAGACCGCCTCATAGATCTTGGGCGTGACCTCGTATGCCCCGGTGTAAGGTTTGGCACCCCCGGCGGATATGGAGGCCGAGAAGCCGAAGGAGACGTCGCTGCCTCCGCCGGTGTCAAAGCGCAGCGCGCGATCTCCGGCCAGCTCATACGTGACCGGCGTCACTGGAACCATTACAGCACCACCTTTGACAGCGCGTGCAGAACGTCGATCTGCTGGATCGGGGAGCCGATGACGTCCCCCGAGGTAAATTTCACACGCACCTGCATCTGGCAGGTCTTCGGGAGCTTGAATGTCTCCTGCTGCGTCAGCGGGAAGCGGAACTTCCCGTCCTTGTATTCGACTTCGCCGGGGTATTTCTTCTGCAGGTACAGAAGCGAGACCTCGACGGTCTCGATATCGTTGATATCGAGCGCTTCGCCGTTGTTCGTGATGGAAATATCGATGTTATAGGCATCACCCTGAACCATAGGATGCACCTCCGTTTCTCAGGATCCTACAATTTCACACTCCGCAGCCGCGATCCCGCTGAGCAAGATACCCATGCTGGTGATCGTGCCGGTGATCGTGCTGCCCCACGGCGTCGTCGTTTTGACGTAATCGCCGGGGGTCTCGCCGTCCATGACGATCCGCACGCTGTGGGTCTGACGGCGCATGTAATAGTCATAGACGTGCTGGGCAACCGCGGCGACGTTGCTGCTGCTGACCAGTGTGGCGTCCCTGACCTCGACGACGTTTGGCTTCGTCGTGGCCGTGACCTTCGGATTGGCCTTCGTCGTGACAGTGGTCGTGTGGTAATACGTCGTGCCGTCGACCTCCACGCTGTCGCCGCTGCCGGTCGTTTTGTACGCATGCGCCGTCACGCGCACCTCCGTCACTGGGGAAGATGTTTCCACGCTGCCGCCGGTATAGAGCCGGTCAAGCGGGATCTCCGCCGCCTCGTCCGCCGCGAGCTTGCGCACCTTGATCCCGCGCGTGCCGCTGGTGTCGATGGTGGCGCAGATGGCAAATGCGATCTGCTGCAGCGCCTCGCGCTTCGTGCAGTCCGGGATGTAGCCCGTGACCTTCGCGTCATCCAGCGCGGAGTCGTATTCCAGTGTGAAGTGCCCGGCAAGGATCGTCTGTATCAGCGTCTTTGCGGACGCGCCGGAATAGATCGCAGCCGCAAACGGCTCGCTATCCATGACGCCGAGGGCGTCGATGCAGGAAATATCATAGACGCTGACGCTCTTGCGGGAGGACGATTCGATGTAAAACACGCCGATCAGGTGATCCGAGTCATACGCGCTGACGGGCTGTTTCTGTTGGAAGACGTAGTCGATATCGTCCGCGCTGTCCAGCGAGAAGTCGAGCGTGTTGATCTCCAGATCTTCTGAAATGATGTTCAGGCCCTCCGTGACTCGGACGGAGCGCAGCTCTACCCGCTCGAACTCCCGGACGATGCCGAAGAAGATCTGTGAGATCTTCGCGTAGTGGTTCGGCAGGTGGGTCTTATTGATCTGCACGACGAGCTTGTTGTATAAGTCGACCTGCTGCTCGCAGAAATACTTGTACGAGTTCGGCGTGAAGGTCTTGCTCGCAAGCTGTTCTTCGCCGTTGTACCACATCAGGACAATCTCGCTGCAGTAGTCACCCTCCGAGCCGTCGAAGTAGAAGAAAATGCCCGGGGAGGAGAACTGACCATTCAGGGAGATCGTGATCGTCGGCGCTGCGTCAAACGTGCAGTCGTCGTTGCTTTGCACCGCGGACCAGAATGCGGCCCGCTGGTTCCCGAGCAAGACGCGCGTCCCGTCTAGGACCCACTGGTTCTGCTCGCAGGACGCCAGCAGCCCGGCGTCCGTGCCGTAGGGGAGCAGGGCAGGGTTCGCAAAGTCTTTCTTCGCCGTCGTCGTTACCGTCGACGCATCTGCTGCGCCGACCGCGACGTCTTCATATACCACTCTTACGCTCATGCCGGGGTCCTCTTCGGTTTCATGGCAACGAAATTGACGGTCAGGTTCTGCCAGCTGTTTTTCCCGGCATAGCTGGACGCCAGCTCGTCGTCGCCATTTGCAACATACGCGTCGAACGTCATGGTCGTCTGCGCATAGGGGACTGTCAGTACGTGGCTGTCTGCCGGTGCGGAGATCGTTTCATAAAACTCGTCGTATTCCTCGGGGTTCGATGTCACTGAATCAATTTCCAGGCTGTAATTGTAATAGGTGCCGATGATGTCGCGCGTCATTGCGCCAGTCATCACGCGCCCGGCATTGTCGCCGTCGAGCACGGAAAACGAACGTTTCAGACTCACGACGTGCAGATTTGGATACGCTTTCCCATCAAGGCTCAATACGCTTGTCATGTTCTCACCCCCGCCAGACGAACGCCAACGCGCTGCGTCTCGTCGTTGTTCGCCTGATATACCGCGCGGGCAAACTCGCGCTTATCGACCTGCATCACGACTGTAATGCTCCGGCCTCCCATGCCGCCCGTCTCATTCATGGCCTGCTTAAAGGCCTGCACCATCGTTGCCAGCGGCGTCTCAATATTTGTCCCGCTCTTCTGGTCGCCGAGAACGGCGAGAAATTCGCGGTTCGGGGGAATGACTGCGCCCTGCGCGAGGCGAGGAAGCGCAACGTTGCTCACTAGGGGAATGCTAATTCCGAAAGACCTACCACCAATTAGAGGAACCCAATCAGGGACCTCGAAATGAATGGTATTCAGCGCGGAGATTAGGAGGTTTATACCGTTGATGATAAAGTTTATCGCATATTCAACAGCGGTAATGATTCCATTCCAGATTCCCTTAAATATATCCTTTACGCCTTCCCACGCCTTTGTCCAGTCTCCGGTAAAAACGCCGCTGATAAACTCGATGATTCCGCTTAGCCACTGCTTTATACTGTTGAATAGGCCGGATATAAAGTTTCCGTATGTCTGGAAAATCGCCGCGAGCATGGGGCTTTTTGATTGTAACCATGTAATGAACATATCCCATGCATCTTTGATGGAGTTTACAATCGCGTTCCACGTCTGCTTAAGCCCTTCCCAAATTTGTTTCGCGCCTTCTGCGGCAAGCTTTAAGTCTCCCGTAAACACGCCCTTAAAGAATTTCCCGAATCCGTCTATGATATTTTTCAGGCCTTCGATGAGTTCTTCGCCATGTCCGGTAAAGGAAACAAGTGCAACCAGAGCGGCAACAAATCCAGCAATCAGGAGTGGAATCCAGCTACCCGTCAGAAGCGAAATGCCGATACCGGCGGCAAGTAGCCCCGCGATGATCGTAAGCGTATTTACTAAATTAAATCCATTTTCAATGACATCCTTGATTCCGACAACAAGCATAGCAAGACCGCCCACAACAAGCGCAATGCCTGCTGCTATCGGGCCAAATGCGATTGCAAGTCCGGCAGCAAGCGCGGCAAGCCCCGCAAGCATTCCGAGGAAATTTTGTAAATCAATTCCGTTCTTCCACGCGTCTAGCCAGAAGTACACAAGCGCAAACGCACCGGCAACTGCAAGGGCGATACCCCAAATCTTGCTCAGGTCGTTCGTGAACAAGCTTGCAATTTTCCAAGCGAGCAGCCCGGCTGCAATCGCACCTACTAGGCCGAGAATATCGTGCAGTTTATCCTCCGCCATGTCGAGGTTTGAGAAATCCGGCGCGATATCCGTAGACGCCGCCCCGCCTGCGCCGCCACCGCCTCCAGCTGCCTGATTGCTGGTAATCTGGTTGATCTCGTCGAAGCTCGCCATGCTCTTGCTGGCGTCTTCAGCTGCGGAGCCTACCCCCTCGATTGCTTCTTTTTCCGCATTCAGCCCTTTTGCCGCTGCAACCTGAGCGCCCCAGCTTTTGCCAGACAGCATGCCGAAAAACTTTGCGATAGCTGTAACAACCTGTGTCAGAATGTCCACAAGCTTTACAAAAACGGGGATCACGACTTGAAGAATCGGCTGGGCCAGCGTCAAAAACGCCGCCTTAAGCCGCGCAACCGCTGCACGCGCCTCCTCGTTCTGCATGATTGTTTTCCCGAGCCATGTTCGCAGGCTTTGCAGCGCTCTAGTAATCAGAGAGAATACAAGGACACGCTTAAAAAGCCCGGAAACACGCTTGCTGAACGTGTTCATGCTGTCGGAAACATTTTTTGCGGCAAGCTCCATCCGTTCGGACGCGCCGCTTGCGTTTGTAACCTCTCGCGTAAGCTCTCCTGCGCGTGTCTTCGCCGCGTCCAGCGCGGAGGTCTGTTCCATTACCTTGTCCGTAATTTTTGCGTACTTGCCGTCCAAGCTCTCAACGATCTTGTCTTGCTCTTTCAGACGCGCTTCCTGTTCCTCAATCTGTGCAGCAACTTCGGATTGCCGACTGTATGCAGAAATATACGCATCAGGCGATGCAGACACCTCGCCGGATGTGACCTGCCGCAGCCGCTCAGATTCTGCACGCAACGATTTCAACGCAGTTTCTGCCTGTTTTGCGGATTCCTTTGCCGCGTCAAGCTGTGCCTTGATCCCGCTTTGCTCGCCGCTGCTCTTTTTCAGGTCGGTTTCCAGCTTGTCGATTCTTGCCGTAAGTTTATCAAGCTCCCGCTGTGCTTTTTTTGCATCAACTTCCGCCTGCACAACGATTTTCCCATCCGCCATTTTCTCACCACCTTATTTTGAGACACCCCACGCTGCCAGAATATCCTTTTCTGCGTCTGTGTAATTCGTTTTCAAATCAATAATTTCACGGTTTCGCCTGTAGAACTCTCGTTCCTGCTTGTCAAGAGGCTTCCCGCGAGATTTCTTATCCCGGATACTTACCACATGGGCAAACAGGCAGTCCCCAATTTCCTGATAATAGGACAAAAAAGTGTACCAGTGCAGATATTCCAGTGCGCGGATTTCAAATCCTGCAATTCTGTTGATGGGCGCGACAATCATCTCAAAGTCCTGCTCCCACGACATCAACGTCGGCTGCTTTTTTTGCTCCTTTTTGTCTTGCTCGTGGTCAATAAACCTGAAACATTTCCGCAGCGCTTCCTCATAATCTGAAAGCGGAATATCGTCAAAGTCAGGGTAGAATATCTCAAGGGCGGCAATGGTGCGCTCCTCTTCCGTCAAATCTTTATCAGAAAGAGCGGCGAGGATATCCAGCACCGCTCTATAATCTGATTCAATCTGATATGTTTTGCCGTTTACCTCGACTGACGTCGGGAGCGCGTAGATCAGCGCTTTCTTTTCGCCCATCTGTCCGTATACTGTTTTACTCTTGGGCTCAGTCTGGTTTTTTCGAGATCGAAACCAGCGTCCATCTCGTCGATGACAGCAAGCATAAGATTCGCCCATACCGGCAGACCATTTGCAAGCGCCATTACGTTTGTCCTGAACACTTCAGTACAAATCGGCTTTCCAAAAATTCCGTCGATTTTTTCGCGAATCTCCGCGTCGAACTGATCTGCCAAATCGAGAATTTTTTTCGGGTCCGTCTCGTTTTCGGCGCGTTTTGCGTATTCATGCTGTCTGGATTCCAACTCTTCGAACAGCGAAAACAGCTTTTTCGCAAATTCGCTGTCCGTAGGGTTGAACTCTACACTCACGCCGCCGTTAATTTGGAAGGACTGTACACCAGTATCAAATCTGATATCTGCCATTTATAGCCCCTCCTTACGCAGCAGAATCAGCCGTGAACGTAACTGCACCGTTGCTGCCGACCGCAGCCGTGCCGGTCGTGCGCGTGCCGCCCAGCGTCACGTCGAACGGCATACCGACGAAGCCGCCACCCTCACCGCCGAGGCTTGCGGGCTTTACCATTGTGCCGTCGTAACGCTCCGCAAAGACTGCCGTCTTGGCCGTTCCTGCGTAAAAATGAACGATGAGAACGTCCTGATTCGCCAGTGCTGCTGCGTCCTGGTCTTTGACCGCCAGGTTCCACAGCTTGACGAGCGCCGCGTCGCCTGCGTCCAGCTCGCACGGGTCAAAGCTCTGCGTGATGATGGGCTTCTTCATGGTGGTTCTTGTAGTGCCGAGGATATCCTTACTGGAATCCTCCTGCCAATCGTACTCCATGCTGGAATCCGTGACGCGCTTGCCGAACGGAGACCAGACAGGCGTAGACGCCTCGCCGGTATTCAGGTATGCGATCAGCAATTCGCGGTCAATGGTCTGGCCAGCAGTGGTATTAAAGGTCATGTCTGCCATAATTAAATCACCTCATATGTCAGTTTCATAAGTATCTGATGGTCTTCTGTTCCGTCATCGTACCGGGCGAACAGAGCCGCACGGCTGGACGCTTCCACGCTCCGGACGCGCATGCCATCGCCCAAAGACGGATAATTTTGCATAGCCCAGTCTCCGAAGCGGTTCAGCATGGCGTCGCATTTTAGGCGCTTATCGTTGCTGCTGCCGGGGATGATACGGGCGATGATCTTAAATTGGTATTCTGCTTCATGCCCGCCAAGCAGGTATTTCCGTGTGATGTACGCGCCCTGAATAGCAGAAAGCGCCATGCTCGCGGAATCTGCGGCGAGAAATTCATAGTTGATCGTCGCGGCTGGCATATCGTCGTCAGAAAAGGAGTTCGCCCAGACCATCATCTTTCGGGCGATATCCTGTTCTTCTTCCGCTGACACCAACTTTTTCTGTTTTTCAGAGTCCATGTTTCACCGCCTTGTCCGCAACGCGGATCCATTTATCAAGGTTCTCAGCCTTTGAAGCCTCGAACCAGTGCGATTGTGCCTGCGCGTGTCCGGATGTCGTGAACACAAGGTTTTTGTCTGTCAGAACCTTCGTCCCACCCTTCGGTGCGTATGTGCTGCCCGTCTCCGGGTCAACCATAACTTTCCCGTAATACAAAAACCGTGCATACGGCCCCGGATAGATGATCGCATTGCCGTCCACCATTGTTCTCTGGTCGAGAGAGCCCGTCAGGAACGGCACATATGGGCTTGTGTCCTTCCGCACCTGCGTTGCAACAATATGCTCTGCTTTGGTGCAGGCCTGCGCGAGCTTTTCCTGCAGCGCGTCAAATCCGTCTGCCTTTACGCTGAATTTCAGCATTACGAGCCTCCGACCTGCCAGTGCTGCATAGAAGGACTGCCGAAGTCCTTCATGTCCACCTTTGTCACTTTGTACACATCATCGTACAGCATCTCGATCTGTTCTTCCGTCTTGTCCGGCTCGACTACTTCGCCCTTCACAAAGAATGTTGTGCCGCCGTTACCGTCCGTAGATAGCGTCCAGATTTTGCTTTTATCAGTTGCGCGCCAGAACTCCTGCGGACCGACGTAGCGCTTTTCCGCACCTGTCACGCCGTCTACAGCAGCCGCAGAGAACGGAATGTACAGATTCACCGCATCTGCTCCTTCAAGCCCGCTCGCGCGGACGTTAGCAGCTTTCGACGCTTGGAGCATTACGCCGCGAATCACTGTGATATAGCGCTTCTGCGTGTCCTTGAAATCCTGGTCTTGCTCCTGCGTGACGTTGTAGATGGTTACAGTGTGTGGGGCGTACATGCAAAACACCTGCCTCTGTAGAGAAGCCCGGTATGGGCCAGATATTCACGCGCTACGCTTGCAAGTGCGTTCTTCGCCTCCGAAGCCGCTTTCAATGCAGCTACGGAAGAATCGCCGCCGCTGCGAAACGTCCGGGAATAGCCGCCTACAGTCTCGCTCTGCAATTCTCCTTCGTCAGATGCAAGCCCGGCGGACACATTCTTTCTGGCAAGCTCCTGTGCCGTGTCGATCAGCATATATTGGTCGACTAATGCACAGCAGCACATTTTTACAGCATCCAGCTCCGCAAAATTCTTTACTCGGTTTTGCGTGTAGTAGTCGAGGAAGGAACTGGCGCGTGTCGCCAATCTGCAAAAACTATCCGCGTCTACAGTTCCCATGTAAGTGCCGCAGTAGTATTCATAATCAGCGTAGATCATCACTCCACCCCTTCCAGAACAGCCAGAATTTCAGCCTTTTTCATGGAACTGTTGACCCCTTCCACCCCGTTTTCCTCAGCATAATCAAGAAGCTGCGCTTTCGTCATGCCGGAAAACGTGGGCGGTTCAGAGGCAGGCGCTCTCAACAGTTCATTTAACCCCCCGACGAGATCGTGCCGACTACGATGCCGTCCATACGCTCTGCAAACAGCGCCATACCGTTGATAACGGTATCGGAGGCGGTCATGTTGGTGTAGTCCGGCTCCTCATGGATGCCGATATAGCCGGTTGCGTCGGTGGTGAAGTCAAACACTTCGCCAAGATCTGCGCCGTTCACGGGGATATAATACAGAACAATGTTGTCCTTCGCCGTAGCGTAGATCTTACCCTTCGGAACACTGGAATTGAAGATTACAGTGCCAAGACCGAGGAAATTCTCCACGTAGGTCATTCCGAAAGCGGTCTGCAAGGTAATGTTCGCCGTTGCGAGGTAGTCTGCCACATCCAGAGGGTTCAGGAAATAAACCGCACCGATCTCGTCGTCCTCGAACAGAACCTGCAACTGCCCCCACGCCTGCGCAAGGGTAGCCTGGAAGGTCGCGCCCGTTGCCGCTCCTGTGCCGGTGGCGAGGAACGTAAAAAAGTCCTTCCGGATGCCCTTCTGCACGTCCTTGAGCATTTCGTCTGTGGTCATTTCCACCGCCTGATCGTAGCCACGGTCAGTGATAGCCTCCGCAGACGTTGCCTTTCTCCACTTCTTGAGCGTGATCTCCTGATAGTTCACGGGCTCCGTTTTGTACTTGCTCAGGGGAATGGTTTCACCTTCCGCCACAGCACCATCTTCCAGCGTGCCGGTAGCCTTGTAGCTCTTGAGCACGGTGCCAGCCTGCTTTGCGATTTTGCGGGTAACGCCAAGAGCCTCCATCAGCTTCTTGATGGAATAGCCGAACATTTCGGTAAATTCGATCTCGCGAACTCGCGCAAGATCAGCTTTTTTAATCAGCTTAGGATCAACAGCCATTTTTATTCTTCCTTTCTAAACAAATCCATATTTGCGGCGATTGCAGTGCGCCGCTCCGCTCTGTCAGTGATTTGCATGATCTCGTCTTTCGTCATCGCCTTGCCGCCGTCGCTGAGCCGTGCGCCCATGTCCACACGGACAGAAGGTTTGGAGACAAGCCCCTTGTAAGTTCCTTCGATAAGTGCATCAAGGCTCTTTGTGTCCTTGATTTTCTCACCGTCCATCTCCAATGCGGTCATTTCCTCACCGCAGCCGCGCATGGCAAGATCGAGATTTGCGCCTGTGATATTTTTGCTCTCAAAGTAAGCCCGAACAGCCTTTTCCTTTGCCGCCTTGCTTTCCTTTGCTGTAATGCCGGATTTATAAGCCTCGAAGTCCGAGTGTTCCTTTTCGTACTTCTCCTTATATCCGCCATCGCCCGCCGCCTTGAGGTCGTCCAACTGCTTTTGAACGTCGGGCAGTTTCTCCGCATCAGACTTGTACTTGCTGACATCAGCCTTCAAGCCGTCTACGGTATCGGTATGTGCTTCAATGATGGTGTCCACCTGTTCGTCGGTGAGTCCCATGCCTTTCAGTAATTTTCTGGTCAATGCCATTTCTATCTTCCTTTCCTTTGTCCGCAGTTCATCGCGGCGATAGATTGTATAAAAACCGCAGTGCTTCGCGGGTTTTACCTGTAAATTATTTGTAGAAAACTTTTGTCCTTTCTGGTTGCTCCGGCAATCCTGCCGCCTTGCTGAACCTGCTATATTCTGCGTTTAGCCGCCGAAGCTTTATGTTCGCGGCGGTCACGTCCTCGGAAAGCCCAGCTTCTTTGTATGCGTTTCTAAGCTTCTTCTGCGCGCGGATTTGCCGCTCTATGCGGCGTTGCATCTGCGTCGCTTCATAGGCTGTGTAAGTCTTTCCGTCAAACGTGCAGCCAAGACCATCGTCGATATGCTCAAGCTGTTCATCGGTGTAAGTCCGCTCCGAAACTCCCGGAACATATGGGTATTTGTGATGCCGACAGTTTGCTCCTGTCAGACCGTCAACATATCCGTAACCGGTCGTTTCCACAAGGTCATCGTAAAGCCCCAGCGGGTCAGGTTCGCCGCTTTCGCTCTGGTAATAGACTTTCCCTTGCCAGTCTTTGTGGCTTGACCACGGCGACGTACCCGGCTTGTCACGCGCCCCAGAGTGCGCAGACACTTCAAAGTATCTCGTCTCAAGGTACTCTGCGCTTTGGTTCGTGTACTGGTCGCAGATCTGATTCACGCCGGTCATGACAGCTCTCCGAACAGCAACGTCGATGTGGTCGACGTGTCCGCTTTCGTAGTTCACGACTTTCAGACCACCCGCAAGCTGCTGCACCGACGATTTGATAGCCTGATTGTAGCTGATAGCGCCGCTCTGGATTTGCATCGTGGCATTATCCAAAGCCCACTGGTACGCTTTGGCAGGTGGGAGCATCGTTCTACCAGCATCAACCAGAAACCCCATAGACCGCGTAAGGTTGCGCATGGTCTGCTTCGTCTGCTCGTATATTGCCCTGGTGTCCTCAATGCTCACCAGCGTTTCCGGCTTCGTTATATGGGTAAGGTCGATAAGGTCGGTGTAATACTTCTGATTCCGCTCTACCACATCGTCAAGCAACTCTTTCAGCTTTTTTTCGCTGATGCCAGCGGTCTTGCGGATTGCTTTCTTGATTTCTTTTAGGTCGAGGCCGTGGGACCGCAGCGCCCGAATATCCTGTACTGTGACCTCGTTGAGCTGGTCTGCCAGTTTCAAGCGGCTGCATATCTCGTCAAGTAGAGTATCTTCAAGAGACCGGAACAGCTCTGCCAGTTCTTCCGGGAGTGCGTCAAGAACTTCCGGCTGAAACGGATATTTCATTTGCTTTCCTCCGTTTCACAATCTCGTCATAATGCGGCTTCACGCGGATTACATTCCAGTCGCATTCTTCCGGCACTTTTCCGTAGAATATCACCCATTCCGGCGATAGCCGTTTCATCATTTCCTCATAACCACGCAAGAACAGGCGTTTGCTTTCTTTGTTCTGCTGTGTGCCTACCGAACTAACCGCAACTATTCCGCCAACTGGCTCGCCATCAAAGCACCAATCATAGCTCTGCTCGTCGCTCCATGAGATTGTTGGATAAACTGTCATGCCGTGGAGCTGCCAGTACGCCGCCAACCAATGCTTACGGTAATGGTTGTATATCTGCATCGCCAGCGGCATATCTGTGTAGGTAGAAAAGTCCGGTGCGCACACCGCCGCAAACCGCGACAGTTGCGGAATGTACTTGTCAGGCGTATTCCAATATCGAATGAATTGATAATCGTCCACAAAGAAATGCACGATCTTGCTTTTCGTGTCTTTCGCGGTGTAATGGTAATTCACGGGGATAAAATCACCTTGTGGGTATGCCTTGACCGGCTCAATCTGCGGAATATCGTACTTGCCCACGCCGGGGAATGTGAACTTTTCGAGATTTTCAAAGTTAATCATACCGGACGCCATGTACCGCTGCGCTTGTTAGCCCTGCGGTATTTCTTGCCGTTTACCGTAACTTCCAACGCGCCGGACTTTTGCGCTGTTACAAAGGCATTGGAAAACGCCTTGTTTTCTGCTGCTTTGCGGTTTTTATTGGACTGGTCACGCAATTTTCGCATGTAGCTATCCATTTCACCGCGCGCTCTTGCGGCTCTGTCTGCGGCGCTTCCTGTTTTCTGCGCCGTTGTCAGGCGCGCAGGCCCGCTTGCATAAGGATTGACTGCTCCTGCCGCCGTTTTGAGCGCCGTTGTTGCGAGAGTTGCCATCTGCTTTACTGCGTCTTTCTTTTCAGCGTCCGACAGCTCAAGCCCATTGATTTCAGCAGCGTTGCGCTCAAATGTGCGCCTGATAATATCGCCCATATCAGTGACAGACGCAGCGTTTGCTCGGTTAATATCCTGCTGTGACAAAAACCGTGCAAGGCTCATACCGCGACCACGCCCAGGTTCTCCGGCTCCAATGCCGCCACCTGCTCCACCTCTACCGCCCATTACTCTACCTCCGTTTCTTCCTCGGTCGTCATGTCCTGCATCTTCGGCAGCGCCGCCTTTGCGGTCGCCTCGTCCTCGTTCATCCAGCGCATACGGAACTCCCAATCGTTCATGATGCCAGCGTTAAGAAGCTGCACGTCACGGTTAAAGTCCTGGCCCTTGTCCTCAATGATGGAATCGTCAAAGTCAATGGAGATCTGGACGTCCTCATTGAGGGATGCGCCCATGTACCGATTTCCCATGCGGAGCAAGCTCCGGCACAACTCTGTGATTGCCCGTTCAAGCACAATTTCATGTTTTTTGACCGTGCGGAACAGGGTGCTGTTCTCGCTGATGACCTGCGTGGCAGTTGCGATGCTGCCCTGGTTGAATTTGTAATGGTTCTCACCAAAACCGCACTTGCTGGACAGGATGTTCAACATATCTTGCATGCCGGTGTTAAACTCCGCCGTCCGTAGCGACATATCGACCTGCTGCAAGATGTTGCCGTTGCCGCCTCTGTCCTCCGGAAGTACATAATAAACGGTCTCACGCTTATCAAACACTGGCCGACCATCAATGCTCTGGGTTGCCTCCGGCTGCACCACAATGCGCTTCTTGCCCAACACAAATTCGTTCACATAGCTATCATAGGTGATGTCAACGCTCTTAAGCTGGTCGATGGCGTGGGCAAACGCAGCCACGCCAAGCGGGTTGTTTTCGTCAGAGTTTGCAATGTTCAGCCGGTCAATCACAAACTGCGGCTTGTCGCTGCCGGTATGAATCACCGGAGGAATTGTCTCAAACCCTTTCACGCTGGCCAGCGGTACTTCCTCCGCATCATACAGATGGTTCTCAATGTCATACTCGCCGTTGCGCAGCCGGTGCACCTGGATGTAAGTATATTCTGTTTCATCGACCTTCCGAGTGGATGCGAACGCACACTCGCGGATAACGCCGTTATCCCACGTCAGCGGGTAGATGTTCAAGGCGCTGACGTAGTTGATGCGAATGCGGCCAGAGTCAATGATTTCTGCTGTATCTGGGTTAATTCCCATGCCTTCCATCACCGGCACATACGCGACGGTTCCTACTGCCGCTTTGCGCTCCTGCGATTCGTTAGCCTTGACCTCCCAGTTGTTATCGGCAAAAACAGTATCGATAAATTCCTGTTCCTGTTTGCCTTCAAGCGTGATGTTGACTCGCTCGTTCATTAAGAGGTTGGCCCAGTCCTCGCAGACTTTCTTTCCCATTCCCACCGAATACCGGTGGCACTCCAGCTCTTCAATTCCATTCCACACCGTATAGCTGTGGAAATCTTCAACGTTTCCCTTATACCATGCGGCCCACAGGTCGATCAGAGAATAGAATTTATTGTCGACCGTGTCAAACCCAAGATCCTTTAATGCTCTCCGAATATTCACTATTTCACCGTCCCATCATGTGCCCGGCGCGTTCCAGGTCTTTGTAATAAGGCTCTATACTGTACTCAAACGCATCGAGGCTATCAATATCGGATGTCCCATCGTCAAGACGCTCGTCCTCGAACTTATCCGGGTCATAAATTGCTGATTGGAACGCATCGATCAAATGCGGGCAGTTCCGCGAAACCTTGAGCCTGCCTTGCTTCATCAGAAGCACGACAATCCTGATTCTGTCCGTGATCTGCATTTTCAGCGCGTTCTTGACTTGGGTGCCCAGCCGGAGTTTTTGTGCCGTGTGATCTAGACCTCGTATAAGCACCGTTTCCGCGCTATCCGCTCGTGTCTGGCTGTAACCATACTTTGATGTTATCAGTTGACAGAACGTAGCAAAACGCCGGTTTAACGCATCTGGGTCAATTTCTTCGTTTTTGATGTATTCTTCTTCCAACGCCACAACCCGGAAATCTTTTGTAATCCCGGTAGCTTGAAATTTCGTTGCAGACTTCGTTCCACCGAAGTCAACGCCAATGGAAATAACAGAGAACGTTGTATCGTTTTCTTCCGCCCATTTTGTAGGATCATCGATCAGATACTTTTCTGTGTCGTTGGCAAAGTCCTTGTAAACAATACCCTCCGCGGCTACCCAGATCCCGCGGATGTAGCGATCATAGTAAACGGTTCCTTCGTACTCGCGTTTCAGATTTTCTACAAACGCAGACGGCAAAAAGGGGTTATCGTCTATCGTGTATGTTTGGCTGAAAATGTCCGCGTCACTGTCCAAGAATCTTTTCAGCCAGTGGTTCGGATACTGCGGATTGTATGTCCCATCGAAACAGGAGTATTCTTTGTCAAGGCGGCTTTTCAACAGCGCGAATACTTCTTCCGACCAGTCAGCTACTTCGTCCCCATAGCAATATTTAATCGACGCGCCGCGAATCTTGGAAACTTGGGAAACCTTCTCGGCGCCGAGGCAGTAACATTTCTCTCCGAATATCCATGCCGTATTGTCGCTTGAGATCGTGCCGACAAGCTCGTCCCCGTAAATGTTCCGCATCGGCTCCAGCACATTTCGCTCAATCGTGGATTTTGTTACGCCGAGAATGACGGCCAGACCATCTTTTCCGATTCGCTCACGAATCCGGATCGGTATGATCCATCGAAAATCGAGGTAAGTCTTCCCACTTCTGGTGGCTCCGCCCTTGAAGTTCCATCGATGCGTCCCGTATTTTACAAATTCACGTTGTTTCGGACTTAACAGCATCTTGGAACTCCTTCAGCATCGAGTCAAGCTTCTCCATTGTCGTCCTGTTGCGGTCGGAAGCAGCTGCGTAGCGTTTCATAAGACTGTCACCGGCTTTCAGCCGGTCGGACAGCGATGCGTCCATGCCGAACTGGTCTTTGACCTCCCCGCGCATGACCGCAGTGTAAAATTTCAGAATTTCGTTGGAATCCGCGACCTGCGCCGCTTCCTGTTCGTCCAGCCTGCGCTTTATATAAGCAGAAATAGCTGGTTTTGATAGGTTTTCTGCCGCAATCACTCTGCATGATGTTTCTTTGTACCCGGCCTTTTTCGCTGCTTCTGTCGCGTTCCCGGATTTCAGATATTCTTCGCAGAATCGTTTCTGCTTCGGCGTAAGCTTTTCATCCGCCATCGCTGTAAAGTCCGGCCAGCAGCTTCACCACATCCGCAATCTGGTGCGTTTCCAGCAGAGTGACGTTCTTCGGCTTTTCATCAGGTCGATATTCGTAAACCATGTATTTCGTCACCATCCTGTCATTTTTCGCGGAATAGGTCTGCATTTGATTGATTTTTATTTTGATTCCGTTGTACAAGAGCGCTGTTTGCAGCTTGTGTGCAAGGGCGTGCAAACTCGCCATAGCCGCTCCTTTCTGCCTCATTCTTTCGTTCTCGTTTCTCCGTGTGTGAATAAATATATTTATTCACACCGGAGAACACGAGAACAGGAGGAGGAGGTTTCCGCAGAACGCTGCGGTGCCGATGAAAAAGGGCGTAGAGTTGATCTCTACGCCCTTATAGTAAATGTTAAATTTGGCTCTGGGACGCAGACTTTTTCATAAAAGCCCTCTTTTTTGCCCCACAAGGCGAATAAATTGCCTGTGCCACTCCTGCGCAGTACGCTCCGAGACGTAGCACGCTAGCGCGGCCCCCTGCAGCGTGTGCGTCCGCTTCCAAAGAACCAAGTCTATGATCCGGAGTCGCTCCGCGCCGTCAACGAGCTGTTCCGTCTCCGAGATTGCCTCCTCAACGGCAGCGCGCTCGGCCTTCGTCATCAGCCCGCCGCCCTTATAATTGCGGATCATCCACTTTGCATATGGCCACCAGCCGTAGCGCGGCTTACTCACGGCGCACGTCCTTTCTCTTCTTTCAGCGGCTTACATCATTATACCGGATACACCCGCATGTGGTAGAGAAATACGCACATTGTGAGTTCTTGCACCCATCAACTGCCTTTTTGTCCAGCACATCCTTTGCCCATTCCCCGCGCGCCTTGTCCAGTTCATCTTTGTACGCCGCGCACAGAAACGCAGCATTAGTTATAACATGCCACAGAGCCGGTAAGCCGCTCTCATAGTCGAGCGCCAGCGGATTATCCCAGATATGCAGAACGTGGCGCAGAAGGGCGTCCAGCCACTTCTCACGCGGTACCTTGCGCCAGTCCTCTGCATCGGCGTATTTTGCCTTACCAAACTCCCGCACCTGCATGATCGCCTCGATAGCCGCCACCGGCACGAGCGACGGCCTCGGCTTCCCATCGTCGTACTTTGCCCCCTTGATTTTGGGCTTGAGGCCGCCTTGCTCGTGGAATCCACAATTCGGGCATTTACCAGTTGAAAGCAGATCCTCGTCAAACTTCTCATTACACACGGGGCAAATATACCGCCCGTCCTTCGCTTTACCCCAATATTTATCCATCAATAGTGTACCCTCCCTTCGCGTTTTGCCCGATCGTATTTCCGCGCTCTGGCGGACTTGCCGCTTGTTTCCATCCCGCGCTCTATGCGCTCTACCTTGCTTTTGTTGTACTCGTCCGCAGCCTTGCGGAACGCTATGTACGCCTCGCAGGTCGTATGCTTTGCCCCGCAGCCTTTCTCGGGGCAATCGCCGCACGGAGCGGAATATGGGCTGATTCTTGAATCTCCCTGCATTCGTCCACCCTCACGCAGATTCGTTTGTCACCGACGCGCACAACATAACCGGGCATGCTGCTGACGTATTCATATTTTTCCGCGTCGTACACTTCGCCCATACGCGGGCGCATGGTGGGATAGACCGGGATGATCGCCGTGATCTGGATCCGTACCTCATCCCATGCGCGATCTCGCCGCTTGCCCGTGCAGATTGGATGCAGCTTGCGCCATGCCCCGGCACACGCCCGGCTGCAAAGATACCGCTCATCCGCGCGTGGCTTGCAGGGCCGGGTGAATATTTTCCCACAAACCGGGCAGGTCGCCGTGATATTTGCCATTACAGCTTTACCCCCTTGATGTACTTATCAAAATATGTGGTTGCAACGGCCATAGCTGCCCACATGTCTGCCGAGAAACCGTAGAAGAAACCGGGGTTCTTCTTTGTTCCCTTGCCGTAGTTCGGCTGGCCGGGCGCGTAGCGGTCGACGAGGGCTTGACGGATGTTTGCATCTTTGGCAGATAACGATCCGCACAGATCAAGCTTTTCTTCCCGGCGGAATATCCGCGTCGGCTCATAGCCTGTTTCCCACAGCACGATTTGCCAGAACCGGCCGATCCAGACACAGGTGTCGAACACTTCCTGCCCGACTGTCATGCCCATACCGGCTATCATTTCGATTACAACTTGCTGACAGTTCCACCGAAGTTTCTGCTCCAGCAGCCGCAGCATTTTGCAGTTCTCGATCTTCCCGGCATCCAGCACGCGGCGGATCTCCTCGCCGTCGTGCTCTACGATTACATAGCCGGATTGCATATTGCCGGGGTCAATCGCCAGAATCACGCCCATCGAATACCTCCCCTCTCACAGCCCAGAATATCGTATTGTACGCATCATACCGTTTCTGGATATCCGTGCTTGCGATATCCGCGCAGCTCATCTGCCATGTTTTAAAAAGGTCACACGATTCCAATTCCGGGCAGCCGCAGCGATATACACAGTTCGGCACAAGCACATCGGAGATCTCCGGCTGCTTGATATGCAATGTTGCTTTGAGGTCCGAGGCGTACGCCCGTGTCTCGCGGTCCGCCTGGCAGCACAAACGTTTGCGCATGGTGTCGATCAGAGCTTGCACATTTGCCTCACCCTCGAAGATCACCGGCGCGTCCTGCGGGAGCTTGTCCCGCGGTGTGCCTGTCCGATCTGTCCGCTGCGTGGAAATGAAGCATTCCCACTTATGGCGGCTCCAGTGCGTAGCGATCCAGCTTTTGACCCCCTCCCATATCCACGATACCGAGATCCGGCGGATGGGCGAGTGCTCAGCGATCAGGATCCGCCGCTTGAACTTCTTGCTTGGCTCATGCCCGAGCGGCCCTTTTCCGGAAGTGGCGCGGCAGGTGTCCACGACCTCCTGCCAATCGCCCTTGATTTTCAAAATTTTAGTGTTCATCCTCTAATCCTCATCTCTTGTGACGATTTTGCCGCATTTCCTGCATTTATAGGTACATATCCGTGAAACGTCAAAATCGCCGAAGGACAATTTATACCCAATCTCTTTCCAATCGTGTTCCTCACACGGGCATAACCTTTCTTCAAGTTCAGCCACACGGTATTGTAGCCGCACAATTTCAGCTCTCAATTTTGCTCTTCCAAACATTCAAATCTCCTTCCTCGTACTTGTCGCACTTATAGACTTCCATTACCCGTCTGAGACATTCATCCTCTGAGAACCGTTCTGCCTTATTTAGCAAGCACCGATACGGGTAAACGTAGTTCTTTCTGTATTCCAGATTTTTGCATGTAAAACAGCAATCCTGCATCAGCTTTCCTCCTTTCGCGCTCCCACGAGCAAACCGCAGCCCGCTCATTCTGTAGCGCCCCAACTGCAAAAATTGTCCGGCTCGACTGCAGGAGCGTTGAGAAAGGACATGCGGGAAAAACACCGGCCTTCGATCCTGTAAATACAGTCCTTGCACCGCACCACCTCCGCAACGTCGGCGGCGGGCACTTTTTCAAGTAGTTTTACTGCAACGAGTACGGCGCAATTCCCGCACATCCCAATGTCCGAGCACGTTCTGCATTGCTCCGATTTTATGTATTTCAGTGCCGCCTCGCAGCTGATGTATTCGTCAGGCATGGTTGGCCTCCAATTTGCCTTTGTGTTTCTTCACGAGCTCCTTCGCTAAGTTCAAGCCGACTGCAGTATAGTCAAATTCGGAGTCCCCGATAGCCGGTTCAACGCATCCTTCCGTCCCACCATATGTGCCATGATGCTGTGCGAAGTCACTTCCGTCCGGGAAACGCACTGCATAGCCGTCGTACAGGTGCTCTATCGTGCATTTGATTCCAAGATCGACGCAAAAATGGTACAATGCGCGTATTTCAGTGTATTTTGCTGGAAAATCTAACGTTCTTTCCTCAGGCGGCAGCACCACCACGCGCCCGTCCTTGTCGGCCTCGGCAAGCTCGCGGAGGCGATTTGGGAATTTTGCCTTTGGCTCCATCCAGTGCCCCGACATAATACGCCATACTGCTTTTAATCGTCTCGTAGCACTCACAGCCAGTGGCGCTACGCTGTGCCATCGGCTCGCCGCATTGTCTGGAGCACGCAAAAAAATGGATGCACTCTTCACAGGCTCTTTCAGGATTTTCTTTAGGTGGCATTATTCTCCTCCGGCGCTTCCGGCAGCGGCATCCAGTGGGTGACGGTGCACGGAATTGCCATGCACAGCCATCTTTTTGCCTTTGCGTGGTAGTTGCCAATATCTGCGCCAAACTCTGGGGTGTAAATCATGTAATTTACAAGTACGCCGTCTTCGTCTTTCCAAACCTCCGGCAGCCTATCCTCCACGCTGATCCACTGTGGCACCTTCTCCCGCAGCGCCGCATTCTCGGCGGTCAGGCGCTCGATCAGAGCAAGCACCTCTTTGTGCATTTCTTCTCTGCAATCCAGCCCGGCGGGAAATGCCGGACACTTGGCGCTGCAGCTATGGTCTGCGCAACACCGCAGCGCCCGCACGATTTCCTTGTCTGTCATGGTTTTTCCTCCCTCCCCGGCGTAAGCTTCGCCAGCATGATCTGGCCGAGATCCGCAACGTAGACCAGCCGCCCGCGGCTGTACACCATCAGCTTGTCGCCCTGGATCTCCATCCGGTTGGCCTCAATGTTCGTGATATCCTGGCAGGCGTCGCACACAAACCTCATACCAGCGCCCCCGGCCGGGTGTCCGGCGTGCTTCTCTCGATCAGCATTTCCCGTGCAACATCGCGTTCCAGCTCTGCTTTCGCCAGCGCTTTTTCGAGGCGGTGGATCTCGATGGACGCGGCCTGATTGCTTTCGGCCAAAAGGCTGTTGCGTTCCAGACATTTCGTGGCATTATGCGCCACGGCCCTTCGTTCTTTTTCCTTCTCGCAGTTCTGGCAGACATAGCGTGCTGCCAGTGATCTCGCCAGTTTTCCCAGCATTTTCATGTCTTATCCTCCTCGTTTTCCGCAAGCATCCGTTCGACCGCTGCCATCTGGAACGCCGTCAGGTCGTCTCCGTGGTTCTGCACGCCGTGCCGCATTTTCTCCGCGCCCTTCGGCGGTTTCTCGAACAGCCGGTTGACAGCAGCCTCTTCCAGCGGATTCAGCGGGTCATGGTGCCCCTGCACACCGTAGCCGGGCTTTGCAGCGCGGCTGTACTGTGCAGGCTGTGTTCCGCCCTTGTCCTGTTCTTTTGCCAGCCAGCGGACAATAAACGCATTGATCCCGCGCTTTGTTTTCCGTTTGGCCGGATTGGCATCCAACCAGCCCCTCATGTTCCGCAGCTGCTGTATCACGTCGACAGCAGGGTACAAGCCCGCCCATTCCTGGCATTGCTCCACGGAAACGGAATATTCCGTTCCATCATTCAGCGGTAGAGAGATTGCTGGCGGCGTGGATGCCGCTTGCGGCTCCGCGCTATCTTCCGCATCTCGAATAGCGAATTCGATTCTCGATTCTCGATTCTCGAATACGGGAACATCTGCAAGCATTTGCTTGCAAATGATTTCATCCGCTTGTTTCCCTTCATCAGGCGACGGGAATTTGCTTACCTTCGCACGCTGCGTCTGATACTTGCCCCATGTTGGTAGGTAAAGGAAGCGCTTGCCCTCAAACACATACAGAGCAATCAATCCAGCACTCGCCAGCCCATGAAGAGCATTTTCTACAGTTTTGAGCGTGAGGTTTTCTTTCAGCGGGAAGAGGCGGTTTTTCACTACCGCCGCTCTTCCGTCAAAGCGTCCGAAATCATCACAGTTTACAATGAGCCGATAAAACAGAACTTCTTCAAACCACGAGAGTTTGTCGACGCTATCGCTTGTGCAGATGCTTTCCCGAATAATTCTGTTCGGCATGTTTCAGCCCTCAGAACGGCAGCTTGTCGTCATCGGGGTCTTCGAACGGTACCGGGGTCGAGTCTGGAATCTGCTGGAAGCCTCCACTAGAAGCATCTCTGTCCTGCCGCTTTTCGGCAAAATAGCACCGGTCTGCAAGGATCTCAGTCGTGCGGCGTTTATTGCCCTGCTTGTCTGTCCAGTCGCGCTGCTGCAGACGGCCTTTGACTGCCACGAGCTGCCCTTTGGAAAAATACTGGCCGACGAAATCGGCGGTATTTCTGAACGCGACAATATCGAAGAAATCAGTCTCCCGGTCCTGCCCCTGCGGTGCATAGTCGCGCTCACAGGCCAGCGCAAAGTTCGCAGCAGTGGTTCCGTTCTGCGTCATGCGGACATCCGGGTCACGCGTCAGGCGGCCCATCAAGATCACTTCGTTCAGCATTTATGTATTCCCCTTTCCCTGTTTCTGTGCGCAGCCCCAGCAGAAGCAGCGCCCAAACTTTTTTGTTGTCTGCTCCGCAATGCTCATTGCAGAGTAAGCATGTCCGTTGATCGTCTCGCCGGTGATCTCTTTCCCGCATGCGGAACACTTAAAGAGCATCTCCGGCTTCTTTGCAGCCTCGGCGGGTTTCGCAGCAGCGGGCGGTTTCCGCCCGGACGCTCTCCCAGTTTCTCTGGCATATTGGTCCGTATCGGCATCCTTCGTATCGTCGATGGCGAACAAGCCGTTCAATGCGTACTTTCTGGCGTAGGAGCTGGCCGTGCCGGTCACCTGCGGTTCGTCCATGCCCTTCTTGCTCTCCGGCTCCCGGGCGAAACCGAACGTGGTGTATTCGCCCTCGCCGTCGGACAGAGTCGCCTTTGCCTTGACATAGATCCGGTTACCACTCTCTACAATCTCGTCCGAGATCGTCAGGATGCAGCCCTGCGCCTGCAGCAGGGGCTTTACAGCCTCCAAAATGCTCTCGCAGGAGCGGTATTTGTAGCCGCCAAAGTTGTTGGTCTTGTCCTTTGGCGCTTTCAGCTGCGCCTGAATGGCGATCAGCTTTTCCGTAAGCTTCATCTGTTTACCTCCACAAATTCGCCGTTTTCCAGCTGATACCAGGTATCGGCCTTAATCTTCTCGCCGTCGACGTATTCCGTCTTCACGCAGCGCGGAACGGATCGGCCCTTTTCTTCGGAACATTCCCACTCCGCAAGCGTGATCCAACTCCCGATTTTTGCTTTTACCGTACAGCCATGACCTGCGCAGCAGATCACGGAGTCGACGCCGGTACTATCGATCTTGGCGGAGTAGCCCGAGCTGCCGATCTTGGCGGAGTTGCCCGAGCTGCCGATCTGGGCGGAGTAGCCCGAGCTGCCGATCTTGGCGGAGTAGCCCGAGCTGCCGATCTTG